TGAACCACTCAATCCAGTTGTTAATGTATTTTTATCCGTTGGGAATAAAATACCAACCGAAGCGGATACGGACGAAGAAGCTACTGTTAATAGTAAAGGTTTGTATGCAGTATATCCACCAACACCAGCTACTCTACAAATAGTTGCAGTTCCTGCTTCTCTTAAATAATTTTGTACTGCTAATGGAGTATAATATGTTCCATCAGCTGCTCCAAATAATTGTTCGAATTCAGCTTGTGAATTTACGATTGTTGGAACCAATGGGCCTTCTAAGAAAGGGCCAATGAATGCTGCGCCTATTTCTGCTACACCTTGTTGTAAGAATGAAAGGTCGTTTTCTTTTGTGAAAACACCTGGTGATACCATTTTTTCTGCCATTTTATATGCTTTAATTTAAATTTATTAATTCTCCTTATAAATATAGTATTTCAATCCAAAACAACAATTTTTTATTTGTAGGTTGGTGAGAAATAATCATATACTTGTCCGATTTCTGTCGAATTCAATTGTCTATTGTAAAATAATACTGGTCCTAATTGTCCATTGAAATAATAATTATTTTCTCTAAAATTACCACCAACTGTAATTAATCCAGATGTTGTATAATCTAATGAACCATTTGACTTCGTTCCTTGTGATGTTTTATCCAAATATCCAACGTTTGTACCATTCAATGCTGCGGTATAAGAAACCATATACCAAACATTTGTAGATAATGAGAATGTACTACTATTATACTGAATACTTGTTCCATCGTGAATAAAATATGTACCACTACCGTTTGAATTTAAATATAAAGATATTAATCTATCTGCACTTGAAGTACCCGTTTGTTTATTAAAGAAATTCAAGTAGCTATTTCCAGGATGTGATGTGAATCTAACCCAAGCTATTACTGAATATGCCGATGTATTAAATTGCGTATATCCACCATTAATGTTTGTTGTACCATCCTTATACCAAAAAGTATTAGTAGCTAATGACCAAGACTTATTAATTCTACCAGAACCATCATTATATGTAGGGTTTCCACCACTTATTCCTGCTGCGTTTGAAACACCCGCAGGTCTAAGACCTGTATTGTATCCAGTTAAATCCAACCAGTCTGCGGTTGTAGTTCCTCCTGTTGATGCTGCTTTAGATGGGTCTAAATACATCCTTAAACCACTTGCAGGTATAGAAGGTTGTGTAGTTGTTCCTTTGTTGTGTGAAATTAAACCATTTGAAATATACACATCGGCATTTTCCACATTTACGGTTACAATTTCAACATCTTCTCTTACTATTTCTATATTAAAAACTTCAACTTCGGTTTCATCTTGCATTATCAATCTGTCTCCAGGTAATATGTCGCCTACATTCTTAAACTTATATTTACTAACTTCATTATCCCAAACGTATAATGGATGCGTTTCCGTTGCTTTAATTAAACCATTATTAAGTGAGAAATATCCTTCTGCAAAATTGAAAGTTAAATCACTAACTGTTACATTTTGTGCAGAACCTGATAAAATTTCTGAATGATAAAATCTCCATTCAACTTGGTCACTCTCAGGGTCTTGTGTTTCATCAGGTAATCCTGCAGGTACCCAAGATTTAATTTCATCTCCAACATTCAAATCTTCAACATTTACCATTGTACCATTTGCTAATTCTATTTGTGTACCAAACAATAGACAAAAGTCAGGTTGGTTAATTGTATTATAAACATCTACTGCGTATAATTTTTTTGTTGTTGTAGAATTATAGTTAGTTGCTGCTAAATTATACCCGTCCGCATATCTCATTGATAATATGGATTCTGCTTCAGAATAATTAGATGCGTTAATTGCTGCAGGTGTTATTGGAAACGATGGAGATGCTCCTAATGTTGGAGTTCCTACCGAAAAGTTTGCATTATCAAAAGTTACAGAGTAGTTTGCTGCTACACTACCAACTCTTGTTCCATGTAAAGAACCCGCTGAACCAAATGAGAAGGTAGCTGTTTCCGATGTACTTTCTACTATATATGTAAAAGTTGGTTGGTTTATTGTTATAGAATCAACGGCAAATTCTAACATTGATGCTGCTGTTCCTGCTGATGCGTTTCTTGCATTTAAAGATGAAGCTTGTGTAGTTCTATCCGAACCAACTGTTGCTCTATATAAATTACCTAACGATAAATTTGTTCTTGCCATTGTGTAAAGTGTTATTCTCGGTTATAAATATCTAAAAGTTTATCTTTCCATACATCTTTGTTTGAAAAGTTTTCACTCATCCATTTTTTAAGTTTTTCAAACTCTGCTTTACGGGTTTCATAATCATCTTCACATATTTTTTCGTAGGTCTCTCTAAACGATATCGCATCATTCGCTTTGTATTTATAATCAAGTGGTACGTGCCATTTTTCATGTAGTATTGGAAGTTTACCCCAATCCACTGCTTCAAAAATTCCGTATCCGAATGGTTCAAATTCAAAGCAAGAATGAGATATTCCCCAATCAAGTTCGTAGAACCTTTCCTTATATTTGTAATCAAACTTGTAAACTTTTGCTTTTTCAAATTTGTATCCATATTTTTTCTTATAATATTTGTTAAATGTTTCTGAATTTGTAGAAATGAATCCACCCAGCCCATCCATATATTCAACATTCTTTCTACCTTCAACTCTTGCTGCATATCCTAATTCTACTGAGTTTGAAAGTTCTTTATTTTGTTTAAATTCATAACAATTTGGGATATGATATAAATTTTCCGTTTCATATGGAAAATGATATAATCCTACCCAAACTTTATTTTTGATTTTGTTTATTAATTCATTTTCATATTCCCAGTTACCATACCAATGAAGATATTCATCTTTTTGTTGTTGTGCAATTAATGAAATCTTTGTTAGATTGTGAAATACAATAGAGTCAATTTTTTCTAAATTTTGATGAATTGCTCTTGTAGGAGTATAATGTCCATGCAATATGTGTATCTTTCTTGCATCGTTTAAATGACTTATTATTTCATCTTCTGATGTTGTCCAAATGTGGTCAATATCAATCGGAAATTCTTCGTAATTATCTGGTTTCTTTCTATGGAAAATAAGAAGTGGCTTAACTTCTAAGTTAGGTGCCACTTCTTTTATCCAATTAGTTACCCATATATCAGCACCACTGTTGAACCAGGGTCCTCCAGCGGTGGTGTAGTATACATCATACATTAATTATAAACCTTTTTGTTTCTTTAATTCTTCTACTTGTATAGTTAAATTATCGATTTGGATTTGTTGTTCTTTAATACCTTCAATTAATAATGCTACTAATTTATCGTATTTAACCGCTTTATATCCACTTTCTCTTGTTTGAACTAATTGAGGTAATACTGCTTCAATTTCTTGTGCGATTACACCCACATCATTTCCTTCGTATCCGTGCTCAATTTTGTTTTCTTCTTTCCAATCGTAAGTGTTACCACTAATCTTAGAAATCTTATCCAATGCGTTTTCAATTGGTTTGATATTTTCTTTAAATCTTATATCCGAAGATGAGAATGCTACAACATCATTTGCTGCATCAATTCTACCAGATGTTCCACTTGCATCCATACCAACTCCGATTGAACCAAATCTTACGTTTGATGTAGTTGCTACTGCTTGTCCGATTGAGATAGTTACTGCTCCGGTTCCTCCACTTACAGTTACACCCGTTCCTGCAACATTTGAAGTTACACCGGTATTTGTGATTGTTACTGCACCAGTTCCACTATTTACTGAAATACCCGTTCCTGCAACATTCGAAGTTACACCGGTATTTGCAATTGTTACGCCAGTCGAACCATTGTAAGATGTTCCACTTAATCCTGTACCAATTGTTAAAGTTGCTAAGTTAGAACCTAAAGCGATACCAGAAATGGTAGAGTTGGTTAATTTAGCGTTTGCAATTGAACCAGCTAACATATCATTTGTAACACCACCAGATGCGATAGAAAGTGTTCTAGTTGCACTTATGTCACCACCACCACTTAAACCACTACCTGCTGAAATTGATACTGCGGTATGGTCGATGTGTCTGTTTGCAGAATATCCAGTTGTTGAATCGTGTGCTACTTGTGCTGAACCACTAAATGCTCCAATTGCGTTACCAATTGTTGCTGCTGAAATAGTTCCACCTAATGATGTAGATGTACCTGCAATTGTAATTGCACTATTTGCCAATTGTGCGTTTGAAACGGTACCGGTTACACCACTAAATGCGATTTGAGATGAACCAGAAACTACTGAATCACCACCCGTATTTAAGTATCTAGCATCAAATGTTGTAGTTAATTGTGCTGAACCACTAATTACACCATCTGCATCCAACTTACTCTTAATAGTTGTGTTGATTGAAGATGTGAATGATTCTAAATTAGATGTTTCAACTTCTAATGCCGATAATCTTGTTAATGCAGATGAACTGAATGATTCTAAATTTGCCGTTTCAATTAATAAACTTGCGGTTGCTGAGTTTAAATTACTTATTGAAGTAGCTTGTGTATTATTTGTAGATAATGCAGTAGATGCAGATGCTTCTAATGCAGTTAATCTTGTGTTTTGTGTTGTATTGGTTGTATCATTAGAACCAGTATATGTATTTAGATTACTTACTGAAATGTTTACACTTGCAGAAGTTAATTCTAAATTATTTAATCTACCAACACTTGCAGTATAGAATGATGCAAATGATTGGTCGTTTGTTGTATCAACCGAATTAATTAATTCAACTATTTCTGCAAATGAATCTTTATCTGCAGCTGATGCTGATAAAATTGCATCTACTCTACCTTTTTCGGTTGTAATTCTACTATCTACTGATGTTGAATATGCTGAAAATCCAGTAGTTCCACTCAATGTTATTTGAGATGAACCACTAATAACACCATCCGCATCCAACTTATTCTTAATAGTTGTGTTGATTGAAGAACTAAATGTTGATAAATTTACACCATTTATATTACCTGTTGTGGTAATTGAACCGGATACAATTACATCATTTCCAAAAAGAATTGAAGTAGCTCCTGATGAAGTTATTCTATGTCCGTCTTGAATTTGAAGTGTACCTCTTACTGCAACCAAACCATTAGTAGGGTCTAATAATACATCACCACCACCTGAAGATTTTAATTCAATGTCTCCGTCAACCGTCTGTAATATAATATTGTCTGTACCTAATTCATTAAATTTAATAGATTGTCCTGTATCGGTTGAAAATATTAATTCAGCTGCAGTCGATGATAAAACTTGAGTACCATCGATGTACAATGATGCCGATGATAAATATAAATCTTTAAATGGTTTTTCCGCACTACCCAAATCCAATGTTAATGTAGTTGGTATAATATTTTTAGAAACCGTTACAGAAGTAGCACTTTGTGAGAATGGATTGTTGTTTATAGTATTGAATTCAACTTGAGACGAACCACTAATTACTCCGTTTGTTGCTGCTATTGCACCTGTAATAGAGTTTGCTATTATTCTGCCGTTAACTGCTAATGAACCAGTTACCGATGTTATTGCTAATGATGATGTACCAAATGAACTATTACCATTTGCTACTATACCAGAATCCAATATCATTCCATTAGCTGCGTTAGATAGTGTACCCACTACCGTTCCTGTTGCTCCAACAAATTTGATTGAACCTGTTGATATATAAAGGTCTCTCCAAAAATAATTTTCAGAACCTAAGTCAAATGCGTTTGTTACCGATGGAATAAGTGATGAACTCAAAGATGCTACTACATTTACAGTATCAGATGATGCATCTCCTATTGTTAATTTTCCACCTAATGTTAAATTACCTGCAACATTTGCATTTCCGGTAATATCTAATCCAGAACCCGAAATTGCTCCGAAATTTCCGGTACTTCCTGTACCTGTTGATGATAGTATGATGTCACCTGTAGCTCCACCGACTACTAATGTTCCCAATGTGGTATTCACATATGGTTCTCCGAATGCCAATGAACCGGATTGTTGGGCGGTACTACCGCGTCTAAATTTAAGTCCCATTTTAGTTTACTCTTTTTTTTAGTTTAAAGCATAAGAAATTCCTTATACCCTTATAAATATACAAACTAAACTAAATAAGTTAATTAATAAATAGAAATTTTTTCTAGCTATGGACAAATTCCAGATTTAGCTTCAATTACAATATTGTCTCCTAGATTTAGTGCACTAAAGTTGAAATCGGTTGCTCCCGGACCTGTTGCTGACTCCAACGGTCCGCACAAAGTTTCTGTTCCATTTCGTGTTGCAACCAGTTTATCTATGACACTACCTATATTATTATAGTAAAGTCTAATTTGAAATGAAACATTTGGATATGTACTATAATAACCACCGTTTCCATCATCAATTTGAACCTCATAGGAATATTCACCATCGTAGTGTGCTGTTCTTGCTGTTACAGATTGGCCAACTGCGGTTAATGGGAATGTTCCTGATGTTATGGTAACTGGGTATCCCGAATAATCACTTCCAAATATTTGCAAAGATGTTATGTTTCCTACATTATATGCACTCTCATAGATAACCTTAATATTAATTACACCTTCACTGTGATTATAACCATACCATTCGTCAATTGCATTTGGAGTTGATGCGTTTGGTTTTGCTGAACTAGATGGGTTAGTTAAAACATATGTACCAACTTCTGCTTCATAAAGTCCAATTTGAGCGGTAGAGCTTCTTCCTAATTCTGTATTTATGTTTGCGAATGATATTGGTTGTCCTGCTGCTGGTAGTGCCATTTATAATGTTATTTTATATAAATATAAGATTACTCTATTTTAAAAATCCCATTTGTATATGAATATGGTTCTCTATCCCATAAGTTTATTGCAATTGCTCTTCTTGTTCCTGTCAAAACTGTGTCTACTCTATGTGGAATACTACCTGCGTCAAAAATTATTAAACGATTTTGTTTACAAAGTATAACTTCCGGTTGAGCTTCTTCACCATTGGTATAAATGTTCAATGCACCACCCGTAAATTCGGAACCTATTGGATAATATACACATCCAATTGTTGGAGACATCCTATTACCAGTATCTTTTCTATATTGAACATCATCATCGTAATGCATTTCCAAATAATTTCTAAATCTACCATTGGGGTCAGCTTCTTGAACACCAGTCCAATATTCAAATCCATCTATTGTATATAAATTATTTATTGGACAATTGTATTTCCAAATATATTCTATTAATTTTTTCTTAATAGTATTCGATTCATCATTCCACCAACCTTTCCAATAATAATAAACACCTGGGTCTTGGAAAAATGTTTTATCATTTTCTATTTCTTCTAATAATGTTTTATCCTTTATAAAATCATCGAATACTGCAATCATTTTTGTTATATTATGGGTTATATATATAATTTACATAGTTTTCATCATCACCAAATCTGCTCTTAACATCCAATGTGTCCATTTTATTTAACTTATATGGATAATCTTCAACACCCAATTCTTCAAATCTATTTGCAATATCATCATTATAATGTTCTCTAATAGTTTTTACTCTCCTTTGTATATCGGCTCTGGCTATATCATGTGAGTTTTGTGCATCACCACTATCATGTATAAATTGTATATAACCCAATTCTGCAATTTTACACATTTTTGTATGTAAAAAAGTTCTAACAATCAATTCGTAATCATCTGCAATAGATAAATCCCTATTGTGGCCTCCGATTTGGAAATACACATCTCTTCTCCAAGCTCGTACGTGATTTGGTACACCTACAATATGTCTAATTGTTTTTGGGTTTATATTTGGTTGTATTGCAACATCCCATATACGGCCATTATAATTATATTTTCTATATTTACCATACCACAATGCGAATGGTTCTCCATATGTTTGAGATTGCCAATATTGATTTATTTCTGCTGAATCCGTATAAAAAAATCCTGCATCTGGAAACTTTTGACTTGCATTGATTAAATATTCAGTACACTTTTGAGTTAATAAATCATCGTGGTCTAATTCAGCTAATATAAATCCTCTACACAAAGTAGCTGCTCTGTATTTTGATTCACCTATTATATTTCCACTTTTTTCTTCAAAAGAATATACTTTAACTCTATGGTCTAATGATGCTATGTTTTTTGATATTTGCAATGTTTTACCATCATCATTTGAATCGTCTACTATAACCCATTCCCAATTTTGATACGTTTGATTTAATAAAGATTGATATGTTTCATATAATCTAACTCCGGTATTATATGTTGGTGTAAAGTATGATATTAATTTACTATTATCCTGTTTAAGGATTTGAGTCATTGCACAATTATATCCAAATGTACCGGTATCCTCATCTGATTTCGATAAATGTATCCATTTTTTTCTTACTTCAAAAGTATTCGTAAATAAGTTTTTATATTGACTATCACTTTCACCTATTGTAATTATTGAATCTGGTTTGAAATTTGCAATTACTTCATTTACATCAATATCATTTTTTAAATATTTTACTTCTAATGATGTATCTTCGTATGTTTCCGACTGAATGGATTTTAATTCAGGTTTGTCGTCACCAATATATAAGACTTTTGGAACTTTTGCTTTTTTCTTATTTAAGACTTTTGTTTTTTTACCACAAAATACTCCCTGTTTGTTAGTGTCAATATACATTAAACTATATTGTTCTACAAAATCAAACCCCCATTCGGAAAGTTTAGATTCACACATTTGTTTAGTTGCTTCATCGTGATATTCTATTCCAATCTGTTGTACACATTCCATTTCTTCTTTGGTAATGTCATTGAAATAAATTTCTCCTCCTTCTATATCACATTTTATAACTTCTGCATTATATTTCAGTAAATCTTTTATTTTTTCCGAACTATCTACAAATAATTTAAAAACTTTATATTTTGGATTGTTTTTATAAACTACATTATACTTGTCGACTTCGTATGGGTTTGCATCAAAACCTATTACAATGTTTGCACCAGTTTGTACAAACCATTCTGCACTACTCAACATTCCTGGATTATAAGTTGCATCATAAAAAGAACAACCCATATCTAATACAGTTTTATCTTTCACATCCAAAAACGACCAATGTTCGTATGGGTGTTCACTGTTTATATTCTTCATAACCTTAATATACAACTTTTATTTGAAATTACAAAAGTTTTTCCTAAGATTTTTCTAAATTTTCCACTCTATTTAATAATTCTTTAATAGCCTCAATCAAAAGTGGAACTATTTTTTCATATCTAACAGTCAAATAATTTTCACCTGATTTTGAATTGTCATTTTCATCTCTGTCAAAAGGTGCAAATGCAACTGCCTCAGGTAATACTTCTTGTATTTCTTGTGCAATTACTCCGACTTGTTTAGAATAATCATTATATCCAAATTCTTCTGCTAATTCATTTTGAGTATAGAATACACCATTTATTTTTTCTAATTTAGATAATGCATCCGATATCTTTTCTATATCTTTCTTTAATCTTTTGTCCGAATAGTATGCGGTAATATTGTTGGTAGCTCTAATTTCTCCGGCTGTTCCACTTGCACCGGTACCAACTCCCAATGAGTTTACTTGTGCATTTGAATCGGTACTAAATCCACCCGCTGCACCTTGGTCTCCTTTAAAACCTTGAAATCCTCTATCACCTTGGTCTCCTTTAAAACCTTGAAATCCTCTATCACCTTGGTCTCCTTTATTACCCTGGTCTCCTTTATTACCCTGGTCTCCTTTGAAACCCTGGTCTCCTTTATTACCCTGGTCTCCTTTGAAACCTTGATTTCCCTGGTCTCCTTTGTCACCTTTGTCTCCTTTGAAACCTTGATTTCCCTGGTCACCTTTGTCACCTTTGTCTCCTTTCAAACCTTGATTTCCCTGGTCTCCTTTGTCACCTTTGTCTCCTTTCAAACCTTGATTTCCCTGGTCTCCTTTGTCACCTTTGTCTCCTTTCAAACCTTGATTTCCCTGGTCACCTTTGTCACCTTTGTCTCCTTTCAAACCTTGATTTCCCTGGTCTCCTTTGTCACCTTTGTCACCTTTTGTTCCCTGAAAACCTTGATTACCCTGAGTACCTTGATTTCCTTGTGGGCCTTGTGCACCCTGAGCACCTTGTGCACCTTGATTTCCCTGGTCACCTTTTAATCCAGTATCACCTTTTGTTCCAACTGCTCCTTGATTTCCCTGGTCACCTTTTAATCCAGTATCACCTTTTGTTCCAACTGCTCCTTGTGCACCCGTTGCTCCTTGTGCACCCGTTGCTCCTTGTGCACCCGTTGCTCCTTGTGCTCCTGTTGTTCCAACTACTCCTTGTGCACCCGTTGCTCCTTGTGCACCCGTTGCTCCTTGATTTCCTTGTGCACCATCGGAACCATTTGCTCCCTGATTACCTTGATTTCCCTGGTCACCTTTTAATCCAGTTGTGCCTGTTGCTCCTTGTACTCCAGCCGAACCATTTGCTCCCTGTGCTCCCTGTGCTCCTTGTGCTCCTTGTGCTCCGGTTAAACTTAAATTACTTCTTTTCTTTATACCACCATTTGCATCTGCTACTAATATATTTGTTTCAGTAGTACCATCTGCAACTATTAAAGATAAACTACCTGATAATTGTAATGAACCGGTGAATGAATGTATATCGTTTTCAAAATCTCCAAATTTATTAGAACCACTAGTAAATAATACACTTGAAGTTTGATTAATTGTTGTTAAATTTATTATTTTTAAATTTGTAATACTTGCATTTTCTAATTGTGCCGATGAACTAAATAATCCACTACCTCCTAATACTTGTGAGGAACCTGATACAACTCCTGAAGGTAATTGTGCCGAACCACTCCAAACTCCACTACCTCCTAATACTTGTGAGGAACCTGATACAATACCTCTACCCATCGTTTCATAAGATGAGGTAGCTGCATTTAGATTTGTAAGTGAATCCTGTATGGGGTCGTTATAATCTGCAAAATCCAATATGTCATAAATAGTAGTCACCACTCCGGTTGGTCCCTGGTCACCCGTTAGACCTTGATATCCTTGTACTCCGGTTTCTCCTGTATCACCTTTGTCTCCCTTCAATCCTTGCGTACCTTGTGAACCTTGTACACCTTGAACGCCTTGTGAACCCTGGTGTCCTTGTGCTCCCGTTGAACCCTGGTCACCCGTTAAACCTTGTGTACCTTGTGTACCTTGAAATCCTTGATGTCCTTGTGCTCCCGTTGAACCCTGGTCACCCGTTAAACCTTGTGTACCTTGTGTACCTTGAAATCCTTGATGACCCTGTGGGCCTTCCGAACCTTGTACACCCTGTGTACCCTGTGTACCTTGTGTACCAATATCACCCTTTAAACCAGTTGTTCCTTGTGAACCGACAACACCCTGTGAACCTTGTACACCCTGTGAACCTTGTACACCTTGATAACCTTGAAATCCTTGTTGACCTGCGATACCTTGAACATTTATATTCCAAGATGTGAATGTTCCGGTACCGATTGCATTTGTTATATTTACTATAAGTGTTCCGTTTCCACTATTATAAGATGTAACCTTTCCTTCTAAGTAATTACTAATATCATATGAAATTAAAATATCTTGTGCAGGAGACCAATTTAATCCAGTTCCTATTGTAAATGTTTTTGAACCTGTTGTTATATTATTTGGCGTTACAGATGTTGAACTAAATCTGTCACTAACACCTTGATTTCCTTGTGTACCTTGAAATCCTTGTGCACCTTGTGAACCCTGGTCACCTTGTACACCTTGAAAACCCTGGTCACCCTGATAACCCTGTGTACCTTGTGAACCTTGCACACCCACAGAACCTTGCACACCCTGAAATCCCTGATGTCCCTGGTCTCCTTGTGCACCTACGGAACCTTGTACACCTTGTGAACCTTGTACACCTTGAAAACCTTGATGCCCCTGGTCACCTTGAGCTCCGGTTGAACCTTGTACTCCTGTTGAACCTTGTACACCTTGGAAACCCTGGTGGCCTTGGTCACCTTGTGCACCAGTTGAACCTTGTGCACCAGTTGAACCGTGTACACCTTGTACTCCTATTTCTCCCTGGTGGCCTTGATGTCCTTGGTCTCCTTTGTCACCCTGATGTCCTTGTGTTCCAGTTGGTCCCTGAAACCCTTGATGACCTTGGTCACCTTTTAATCCTTGAAAACCTTGCGTACCTTGAAAACCTTGCGTACCTTGAAAACCTTGCGTACCTTGAAAACCTTGCGTACCTTGTACACCTTGTGTTCCTTGTGGGCCTGCAACTGTATTATATCCTAATTGTTTTGTTGTAGTATTATAAGTTACAACTGTTGTATTTGAATCGGTTGGCAATGTTGCTATTTTAACATCACCATCTATCTCAACACTTCCGGTAAATTGGTGTATATCGTTATTTGTATCTCCAAATTTTGTAGAACCCGATGTAAATGCTGCTGATGCAGTTACATATGTTACATAAAATTCATTTGCAGTTATCCTTCCTGTCACATTAATTGAACCACTTACTACTTGATTTCCAGTAAATGTATTAGAACCGGTTGTTGCCATACTGATTTCAGCTGCACCATTACCTACAACCAAAGTATTTTTGT